GTTGTTTAGAGGAGAGGTTTTGCTTTATAAGTTCATCTGCCAGCTTTCGCACTTCCCCAACTTCCTGCGCTTGCTTTCCAATCAGCTTCTCAGCTTCTTGGTGCATTTTGACCACTTCTTCCAAAGATTTCTGCCTGTATTTCTCAGGCATCTCGGATAAGGGTGCTACTTCAGGTAGTTGCTTCTTTTGCTCAACTGCATCTAACTCACTTAGCGACTCATCTTCATTGTCAATCAACATATTCTTCCTTTTCCTGCCGTTATCGGTTCTAGGACATTCAACTCGGCATTTCTGCTTATGAGTTGTGCTTTTGCTCCCACTTCAGTTGATCTAGGTGTTTTTTCTCGAACCTTCCATGCTCTGATGGAAAAGAACCAGACCACCCTTCTAACTTGAAGTTTGGAGCAGATAGAGTACGGTTGGCTGTTTCTCCGCACTCACATCGAAAACTTGTTAACTCATAATCAACAAGTCTTTCAGTTTTATGCCCATTTTCACAGGCAAAATCAAACATTCTTTTCATTCAATTCCTCGTAGGCTCGTTCGCTGACCTCTTTCAAGGTTTTCAGCCAAGTCAAGATGGAAAGTTCACCTTTTTTGAACATCAAGGTCTTTTCATCAGGAATAACGCTTAGATTATTGAGTGACTCTATCATATTGTCAATATCTATGCACAAATCCTTCCAACCTTCCTGCCCCATCATGGAAAATCGGTCTTCATAATACTTTTGTAGTTCTGGGGTCATGGGGTTGTGCTTTGAGTTGTTGTTTGCTGTGCCGCTTGTGCATCTGCCAATGCCTGTGCATCTGCTAATGCCTTAGCTTCTGCTTCTGCCTGTTGTGCCGCTACTGCCGCATCATGGATTGCTTGTTCTTCAGGTGTGTACTCAACTTGTGTGGTCACGCCTGTTTCGACATTAACTACTATTCTGTGTGTCATGGTTTAGCCTTCATAAAGAATGTTGATTGAGCCAGCATCGAATGCGTCTGTGCCGTTAGATGTTGTAATACGCACTCGATCAAGAGTATCTGAAAGTGTTTTTACCCCTGCAATCCAAACATTAACAAAAGTAGCTGAACCAGCAAAATACCCGTTTGCGACCCATTTGTTTGTTGAAATTTGTGTAAGAACTAAAGAACCTGTGTTTGTGTTTGCGGCTCCACCAGAACCGTAAAAGTTAAATCCACCATAAACCGACATATACTGACCGCCGCCACCGCCTTGGATGTAAAACGAAGACCCAACATAATTTGTTGTCTCTATACCGCCAGAATCACCAAGTTGAATAAGGATAATGGCAGAGCCATTAGTTGAAACTACGTCAAACATCACAGTAATACGCTTCACCCACGATGGGATACCTGTGAAGTCAATGCTTGTACCTGATGTAGATGCAACAGCAGTGCCAGAGGTAATCCCCAGTACCGCACCTGAGTTGATCGTGACGCTTGCTGATCCATCAATAATTACGCTCATGCCCATGCCCCTACTGAAGTGTTAGAACCAGATGCACTAACTGGTGCAATTCGGATAAAGCTACCAATGGCTGTGGAGTAAGCCCCACCAGGTGCGGCTGACAGCGTGTACTGCGGAATGAATGTGCCGCCAGTGTTGATTGATACTGTTCCTTTAATAGTAAACCCCCAGAAAATGGTGGTAGCTGTTGTTGTTGCATTAGTGTTTGTATTAGATGCTGTTGCTACATATGACCCATACGCAGTGCCGTTAGCCGCGGAGGAGGCAGTCCCAACTGCTATTGCGTTGTAAAAAATATTGTTAATTGTTGCTGTACCACCAAAACCAAATCCAACAGTGTGGCTTGTTCCACCAGCAGATTTACTAAGTGCAACAAGCATTTCAAACTCGTACACCGTGCTTGCTGATAGCGTTACACCAACACCGAATATACTTTGTGCGCCAGTAGCGTTAGCCCCCACATTAGCAGAATTCAGTCTGTAATACTGTTGAGTCGGAACAATGCCTCGCTGTGTGCCAATAGGTGTGCCGGTAAAGATCGGGCTGGAATATTCGATGTTGCCTGTGGCTGGCGTACCAATCAGCGTGTCAGAAGTTAAAGCAAGTATTGACATGGTTAAGCCTTTGGATATTTTGTTTTAACTGCCAAACAATCAGCAATGTACTTATCAATCTGTGCTTGATCGCCTTTGACTACACCATCAAGATAGTCAGTGATTGGTGGATACTCAGCCGAACGCTTGGCTTTGTATGCGTTAGGGTCAACCCAAGCATTTACCAAATCCATGTCAATTTCGACTTGATTTCCTTGGGCATTTTTTGCGCCATCAGTATCATCAACTGTGACAACTTGCGGGTAAAGAGCATATATTGCATTGTGATTCATGCCGCAATCTCCATGATTGTGATTGTTGATGTTTGGGCGCTATCTGCTGTATTTCTTCTGTTTACATATATTGTTCCAGAACTTGCTCTGCCTTGAATTTTATATGTAGTTGCAGAAGTTGTTGCTGGAGAATCAAGAAAAAGCATTGACCAGTTGTTAATAACATCGCCAACTGAAGTATATGAAATAGTTGTTCCGTTAAATGTTGGTGCTGTACTTGGTTGAGCTATGTTTGTTGCGCCTCTAAGCAAATTAAATATACCTACTACGCTTGAAGTGCTAGTTCCATAATTACTAGCAACAAACACAAGAATTTGGCTTGATGTGCTTGTTGGCGTAATAGTTGCGCTTAATCCAGTTACATCCACAAAACTTGTTGAAGCAGTTGAAAAAGTATCTGTCTTGGTTGTACTTACAACTTGCAACACAGTTCCTACGGTCTTATTGGTAAGAACAGTTCCAGTTAATGCTGGAAGCGTCAGCGTATTAGTACCAGCAACAGCAGGGGCGGCAATCGTTACCTGTCCTGATGTGTCTCCTTTTAGAACAACTGAAGCCATCTCTATACTCCCGCCTTATAAGATTTGTTATTTCCAAATTCTTTATGAAATAACTCATTTGCTAATTGACGAACTTCAATTGCTTCATCCTTTGATTCGTATGTTCCAAGATTTTTACACACACCATTAACCCAAATTTGAGCAGACCATTTATTCCCATAATTACGCTTGTAAACACCTTTGTTTGGTCTTCCAGCTATTCCAGATACTTTATTTCTGCACTGTTCACTTCTTGTAGCCAAACGCAAATTATCTTTTTTATGGTTTTTTGGATTGCAATCAATATGATCTATTTCTTGCGTAGCCCATTTCCCATAATAAAGATACCAAACCACTTGCCCAACAGAATACCCTTTAAGTTTTCCATCTACTTGTAAATAACAAGTCTGATGTCCTTTTTTGGTTGTTTGCACACTGACTGGTTTTCCAGTTTTAAAACCAGAAATCCACATAAGAACTCCAGCATCAGAAATTGTCCACGAATTCCTGATTCGGTTTAATTCAAAATCTGGCCTTATTTTTATTGTCATAAAACCACCCACCTTGAACCGCTGGAAACAGTTACTGATTGACCTGATGCAATAGTGATTGGCCCTGATGACATTCCTGAAGTACCTGATGCAATGGTGTAACTTGTTGCTACAGTTTGACTGTTGACATAGATGCCATTCCCTGCATTCACAATTGATGATTGAAACTCACCAGTGCTAGGCTTGTAAAGCAACTTAGCATTGCTGGTAAAAACTGTAGTTGCTGTTCCCGATGTTGCATCTGCAAACAAAGGGAAAACATTGGTTGATGTGCTTGTGTCATTACTAAGCGTTGCCCCACCTGTGCCATTCGTTGCAGAGGTAATACGCCCAAACGCATCAACGGTTAAATTTGTAGCCGTGTAGCTACCCGCAACTACTCCACTGTTATCCAATGCAACAGTACCACTTGTTGTAATCGTTCCACCAGTCAAACCTGTACCAGCAGTCACTGAAGTCACAGTACCCGAGAACTGGTCATTCGATGTAATGGTGAAATTAGGGTAAGTACCAGTAACAGAGGTAGTCCCTGCACCTGTCAATGCAACAGTCTGATCTGGTGCTGAGTTGGTAATTGTGAAGTTAGGGTATGTACCTGATGTATTGATACCTGTTCCAGCAGTCAAGGCAACAGTCTGGTCAGGCGCAGTATTTGTGATAGTAAAACTTGGATAAGTCCCACTTGTAGATATACCTGTGCTTGCAGTCAAACTAACAGTTTGATCTGGCGCAGAGTTAGTAATCGTGAAGTTAGGATAAGTCCCACTGGTGTTAATACCTGTGCCCGCAGTCAAGGCAACTGTTTGGTCTGGTGCTGAATTGGTAATAGTTACAGCACCTGTAGCACCTGAAACAGAAATGCCTGTGCCAGAAACAGCAGAAGTTACACCAGAATTAGTGATTGTGAAGTTGGGATATGTGCCGCTTGTACTGATTCCAGTACCAGAGGTTAAAGCAACAGTTTGATCTGGTGCAGTGTTAGTAATGGTCAAAGTTCCAGAGGTAGTGATTGGACTACCTGTAACGCTGATGCCAGTACCAGCCGTAGCCGCCACACTTGTGACTGTGCCAGAACCACTTGCTACTGTGACTGTTACATCATCGCCTGATGTAGTTGCTGTAATGCCTGTACCAACAAAATTGATGCTCTTAACACCATTAGTAAGCGTAGTCCCTTCTTCCTTTACAGCAATTGCCGCATTGGTGGACATTGTGCTGATGACTTTGATCTTTTCAGCAATGTCTTGAGAAACAACCTCACCAACATTCAACTCTCTGCCATCAGACAGGCTAATAACTAAAGAACCATCAAAGTCGATGTGTGCATTGGTTACTGATACGCCATCAACACCGTTTTCACCATCACGACCAGCTTGACCATCAGCACCTTTGTCGCCCTTTAGCCCATCTCTGCCTGATTTGCCATCTTTACCATCACGACCATCTGTACCATTAGCACCATCACGACCGTCTTTAATCGACAAAACACGCTTTTCAATGGTGTTGCCAACTGCATCAAATCGATCACGAATATCTGCTTCAATCTTCTTGAGTGCTTGGACAACTAAGTCAACATTCTCACCAATCTTCTTCTTTTGCACTTCTTTCGCATTGGCAACAGACTGACGCACTGATTCCAGTACAGCCATCTGCTGTTCAGGAGTCATATTCTTGAGAATTAACTCTTTGGCTAGATTTTCAATATCCATTATTGAATTCCTGTCTGTCCAGCATTCAGTTCTCTAGTCAATTGGTCGAGGAAGTCAGATTCCATGCCTGAAATCTTATTGTTTTTCTCTGCCATTTGCAGTTCAACAATCTTAGACTTGTTCTTGATGTCAGCTTCTTTCAACATCAACTCAGCAATCTTAACTCTCTTGTCAAATTCCTTAGAAGCCAAATCATCTTGATTAGGAAGATTCTTAGTCAGGCTTGCACTCATCTTAGCTTGTACTTCTTGAGGCATTAACTGAGCTTCAACAGACAATTTAGTAGCCTCTGCCCTGTTTTGTTCAGCCTGAGTGGTGTTTACAGCAATCTGAGCCTGTGCCGCTTGGATAGCTAACTGCTGTTGAGCCTGTTGCATCTGTTGTTGCTCAGGATTAGGTTGCATCATCTCATCTAACTTAGCAATCAACTCCATTCGGTTAGACAAACTGCTGTTCCCAATGATTCCTTTAAGGATAATTGGCAAAACAGGAGTCTCAGCACCCAAAGTCTGCAACAAACCAATGAATTGCTGTTGCTCATACTCACGAGCAATAATGCCCAAGGTGGCAGTTGGGATGAAGTTCATGTCCACAGAGGGATAACGCTCAGGGTCAAACTGCATGAACCTGAAAGCCGCCTTCTTGATGAATGGAATCAGGAAATCTTCTTGGAAATTCACCAGTGTGCGCTTGTATTTCTTGATGATAGAGGCAACCGCCATCGACATACCGCCACCATCACGACTAGCTTGGCTAACCATACCGTTTGAGTCTAGAGTTCCTGTAGCTTGTAGCAACATTCTCTCAAAGTCTTTAGCAGTTGCAAGGTTGTTTGGGTCAGTTTGACCAAACTTGAATGGATAAAGAATCTCGCTTGGTGCGCCATTGGTGAGAATAGCTTTTCCGGGCTTTACCTCAAACTTCATGCCCCTTGGCAAACGAGTTGCATCCATCGCAATCATGGGGGAAGTGCTTAATGCCAGTGAATCCAAGTGACTGCGAGTCTGTGCATCAATGGCTTTTTGCATATTGAATGCTTTTTCCACTGTGCCACGACCCAACAACCTGTTTGGAACTGTATCGTCTTGGTAACTCAGTACAGGACGATCTTTCATCATGTAAGGATTTTCTTCAGCCTTCAACAGCATCCCATCATTGGCAATGACCACAATGGCTTCAACCATGTCGGTGTAGTCTTCAGCCGCTGAGTTCTCAGGAAACAAGTCAACAATGTCCTTGTTTTCTTCTAAGTTGTTGAGGTACTCACGAGGCACAAGACCGTAATAGGTCAACAGCAATACCTTCTCATCTTGGTACTGGCTAATCTCTTGGGTAGCCTCAAGGTCAGTATCTTCACTGGCAGTACCAATATCCACCTTGCGGTAGATACCCTTCTCAATGCCCTGCACAATTTTATGAATACTCACATATTTCTCTATCGCCACCCCCATACAGTCATCGACCGTAGTACCGTTGGGGTCGAACAAGAAGTTCTTGGGGTTGATAGGATTGATCTTGACAGAGATTCTGTCTCTCTCCATCACGCCAATTGCCGCTTGCCCCATCTGATTAGGGATAGGCCGAGTTGAGGGAACATACTCGGTTTCAGTCTTAACAATAATCTCGCCTATGCCTGTGCCATAGATTTCAGCCATCAATTCGATCTGGTCGATAGCTTTTCTGATTTTGTCCTTTTTGAAGTCTTCAGCCAGTTGAACCTTAATCAGTTCAACATCAATAGCCACACCGTTCACATCTTGGATATTGTCCTCAATGTCAAAGAAGTCGCCTTGTCCAAAGATAGCTTCCATGATCTCAGCGTGACGAGTCTCAACCGCTTGCTGAGTGGCAGGGGTAACGATACGGCTACGCTCTGACTCACGAGTCTTGTCTTCAGCCGCCCATTGACCACGGAAGATGCGCTCATACTCTAGGTAGGCGGGGAGGTAGTTAGCATCACGCCAATCTCGCCACTTGTCGCAGTGGCTGGTGATGAAATCGGTCAGTTCTTTATCAGCCTCAGTAGGCTCATAAAATTCATTCTGTTCTAGTTTGACTTCTTTATCTGTTGCCATTTACACTCCCGAAATTATGTCTATTGGTTGCCACTCATCTTCATCTGCATCTTCAAAGTAAGATGTAACAGCCAGTTGGTCAATATAAGATAGGGCATCGGGTAGGTCATCGTGAACACCTTGGGCTGGGAACATCAAGAGTTGATCTTTGAATTCATCCCAATCTTCCTCAGAGTTCAGCACAATACGCCCATGCTCAAACCTTCCTTGGAGACTCCAGATAATTCTGTCAGTCTTTTTCCTGTTGCCATGCGTCAAGTCAACTATATGTGAATATACATTATTTTTCCGCATTAAGTCACTCAAATACGGTAAAACTGCGTTTTTTAACGCTCCCCTCTCAATTCCAATGCTCAAAGGACGGTATTCACGCATCTTCAGCAAGATAGTAGCCGCAGTTTCCCGAATGTCCCAACGCCCATAGACAATCTCTTTAACAAACCACTTGCCTTCATCCGTCACCTTGACTACGGCAATGGCTGTCTGGTCTAGTCTTTTCTTAGAATTAGCCGCTTGTTTAGCCACTTCTTCAAACCCTGCCAAATCGACAGCAATGTAGTACGAGCCATAATCAGGTTCTTCTCCATATTTTAGCCACTCTTCTTTAAAAACATCAGAGCCAGCATTGTCGAAAGAAGCCATATACTCTTGCTTGAAAGCAAAGCTAGATAGGGTTTTCTTTGCGCTCTCGATTTCAGTAGGGTCGATCAGAGGGTTATCTTTGGTGGTGAAATGCCAAGATTTCCAGTCTGAGTCTTCTTCTGACATTCCGAGTCTAAAAATGTCATAGAAAAAGTTACGACCCTTGGGAGTTCCGATGAACATTGCCCGACCTTTTTTGTCTGACAACGAAGCTCGAATAACTTGCTCCCATGCTTCTGGCTTGATGTCGGCAACCTCGTCAAGCACAGCGTAGGTGAGTGACACTCCTCGCAGAGTATCTGGGCGATCTGCACCTCTAACATAGATTTTTGCTCCGTTTATCAGGGTTATATCCATATTATTGATGTGACTAGATTGGATAACCTCTCTGCCCAACTCCATCAACACATCCCAAATAATCTGTCGTGCCTGACCATTGGTGGGCGCAACATACAGCACAGCCGAGCCAGCAGTACATTGCAATCCCTCGATTAACAGAGTGATAGCTGAGAGTCTAGACTTACCGCATCTTCTACCAGCGGCAATAACTTTAAACCTTGTTTTATCAGCAAAGACTTCTTGTTGCCAAGGGAGGAGACTGAAGTTTAGGTCTGACATTATTCGATTGTGTAGTCTGGGATTGAGAATGGGTCTTTGTAAAACGGGGTGTCTACCTTTTGTTTTGAAAGACTCCAGTTTTTTGCTTTTTCTACAGTGTCAAGTCCCATTGCATCAGGGTCAGTCCCATACTGACGCATAAAAAATTCTTTCCATGCTGTTGGATGAGTTGGGTCTTTTAGCATTTGTCCTGTCTTGGTAGACGATGGGAAGTGCGGTCTATTGTCATAAGGACTAATAGTTTCTTTTATCCCAGCTTTCCATGCTCCCCTGTAATCATAGTCAGGAGATTCAAGAATCATCTCTGTAACTCTCTGGTTGTCTAACTTATCGACAGGCATCTTTTGTTCAGCCGCAATGTCTGACTTAATAGAGTTAAACAGTTGAGTTCCTTGCAACCAACTGCGAAACTGCTGTTCTTCCGCTGGTTTTAAAGTGGTAGGACTCCAAGGAGTCGCAGAAAATTTTTCATACTCATTTAGCCAATCACTCATTCTTTTGCCTCTATATCTTCTGCATCTATAGGGTTTTCACCAATAGTGACACCACCTATGCCTGAGATGGTGATGTTGACAGCGGAACGCTGTTTTCCTTCTTTTTCAAATAGTGAAACGGGAAGCATTCTGTCCATACAGAGTTTGAGTGCCGCCATTTGTGCGGGGTGTTCATCATTCATTGCAATCTCGACTGCTTTGTAGACGACATTAGAACCAGCACTGTTTATCAGGAGGTCTTTGAGTTCTTTTATTTTCTGTTGTTCAGTCTTGGGTAGTATGAGAGCAGTGGGATTGTCTGCATACTTGGATAAGGTCATCTTCCCAGAACCTTTGGGTCTGCCCTTGGTTTTCTTTAGGCTATCAGGGAGTGCATCTACTACATTCATCTTTTGTCCAGTTAGGGAAGAAGTTTTGTTGGTGGCTTCCATAAAGCAGGATTGGGTTCAATTCAACAACAAACAAAATCCCACGGAGCTAAACCGTTTCCACCAACACGGCTGAAGACTGCGTTGGACTCACCAGCTTTCAAAGTGAACAGTCTTCATGCGTCTTGGAAGTTAGCACACACTTTACATCAGAATCAGAATCTTGTATAGTGGAGGTAAGTTTGTTCGCACCAGACTATGAGCCTTTTAGAAGTGGTACAGCCTCGGGAGTTCTCGGGGGTGCGACTGTATCACCCCTAAAGGGCTTTTTTTATGGCAATTCAACTAACACCTGAAGAACTGGCAAAACAGCGTCAGCGCAAGGAAATGGCGCAAGCACTGGAATCTTGGGGAAAAGGTTTGGCAACAAAGTTAGCACAAGACAGGATAGACAAGAGGAAAGTCACAAATCCCAAGAAGATTAAGGTTTACGAAAAAGGCGCAAAACAAGAAGCAAGAAAGATTCTCAAAGCATTTGATGATGGGATGATTTTCTAGTATAGTGTTGACAAAAGGAGTGTCGGTTTTGCTACCCGACTCGACAGAGGGTAATCCTGTAAACCCCTGTTATGACCGCTTGGAAGCTGGTGTGCCATCGTAGTGACTACGCCGCACAGATAAACCAGAGTAAGCCTAGAAGTAGGCTCTCCTCGTGGCAGACACTCTAATCAGCTTTCTGTTAAACATTATTTTACCTATACAAGCTATCGGGTAGCCGCCTTGCGCCCAAATGAAACTTAAAGACACACCTCACTGATTACCCCCTTTTTCCAATTCAACTTTGCTTATTGTGTTGGACAGTCTGATTTAGCTTTTTCAGTGCAGAGGAGGGTTCACAAATATTTACAACACCACGCATACCCCCTCCCCCCTATCAAAGTAAGCGCACACTTACATAAAGCACATTCCACATGGTGAAACGATAGTGCATTATCAATAAGCTAATGATAATGAGAACCATTTGCATATAGGCTCGATGTACCTAAATGAGAATCATTCGCATATGCACAAACACAATTAAATGCAAACTATTGATAACAGTTTATTGATAGGTTATTTATATGGGCTAAGTTGGTGCAGAGTGGTTACTAACTTCACCTAATCAGTGCACGAATTCACAATATGAAATGCTATGCACCATATTGGGTTTTCCACAATATGAAAATCTATATAAATCAATGGGTTATAGCGTCTTACAATATGGCATAGAACGTGCATGTTTAAAACTGTCCACATTTCGGGCAGTCAATTCAAAGGGCGTTCATATGACACAGACACAGACACGAGAGCAGTGGCTCTCACAAGCAACCACAGAGCTTCGCTCACTGTTTAAACAGCACGGCGTTGACTTGCCCCTTGAGGTTCGCTCATCGTGCGGCTTCCCCTCAAAGTCAGCCCTGAGCGCCAAGAATCGGCGAATCGGTGAGTGCTGGTCAGCCCGTGCATCCGCTGACAGCCACGCCGAAATTTTCATCTCGCCCACAATCAGCGACTCAATGCGAGTGCTTGACATTCTGGCTCACGAGTTGGTTCACGCTTGCCATCCGAACGATGGGCACGGCTCAAAATTCGGTAAAACTGCCCGTGCCATTGGCCTTGAGGGTAAGTTGACCGCCACTCATGCGGGCGAGGCGTTTAAACGATGGGCAGAACCCGTGCTGGCTCGGCTCGGTGTTTACCCTCACGCTGACCTGATACCCTCGAACGCTCAAAAGAAACAGACAACCCGCTTGCTTAAATGTGTCTGCCGTGACTGTGGTTACACTGTTCGAGTGGCGGGTAAGTGGCTGACTGAAATGGGTGCACCTCACTGCCCCGACCATGGCGAGATGGATAGCGTTTAAACAGTTCAACTTATGCCAGAGTGACAGACTGGCATAGGGTGCATTGTCACCAATTCTATAAACTTTGAAAGGCGTTGACATGAGTTCAGTTATCACAAACCCAAATCAAATTGAGCAATATAGGCTCACTGTTTTATGGCGTGGCCTTGGCCTTGAGCTTAAAGGCCTGAAGATGAGCCGTGGCGCATCCTGTTACAAAATACTCAAAAGCATGGGCATGACAGGCACGAAACAGCAAGTGCATGATGAGCTTGGCAAGCTGTTGGGCAAAGTGCCTGAGAGCGTTTAAACAGTCTGACTGTTAGCCCTGCGGGTCAGGGTTAACGGGCACACTGCCAAACACTTATCAACTTTGAAAGGCTTCACAATGTCAGACTATTCTCAGCAAGATAAACTTTTGTATGCGGCTCTTGAATTGTCCAAAGGCTCATATGGTGGCTTTGCCACTCACATCGGCGAGGCAATGATTCGAGCAGATTCGAACAACAGCGCAATACTGCATGAGGCATTCTTTGACCTGTTTGAAAAGGCTTGGCTCAACTGCCCTGCTTATCGAACCAACCTCATCGCTCAAACTGTTTAAACACTTCCAAGCCCTTCGGGGCTTACTTTTGAAAGGCGTGAATTATGTCAAAAAGAGAATATTTATCCTGCGTTCTGCGCTTGCTCAATCCTGAGCAGATTAAACTCAGTGCATCCAGTCCAACTCAACACATGAGCCAGACCCATGTAAAACTGCATTATGTGGCTCTGCGCCGCTTAGGTCATCTCCCAAAGGTGACAGCATGATGTTCGACAAAATCGACTCCATTGTTCTAGCTGTGTGCGGCTTTGCCGCTATTGTGCTGGCTCTTATTCTTATCATTGAAAGGTTTTCATAATGACCACCGAAACAACCACCGACCTTGAAATCACTGTTAGCACCATTGGAACTATTGACAATGGTTGCGATGGCTCTCAGCAATATGTTCTGTTGAGATGTTTAAACGACTACTTGAGCGAACATGATGCGTGGGCATACTTGCACCCTCTGGTTTATCGTGACACTAATGACGCTGGGGCATACTTCTGCCACATTGTCGAAACAATCCAAAAGTCTGACAGTGAGGTCATTTGCATCGTTCACCACCAATTCAACAATTAGAGCGTTTAAACAGAGTCCAAACCATCGGGGATGTTGTCCCCTTTGGCCTGTGCTTTGTGTTTCAGGGCTTTGTAGGGGGCTTTCCCTGCGCTTGAAAGGTGTTAATTATGTCCGCTTTTATTGTGTCAGACACTCATATAAATGCTTTGGTTCGATATGCCTCACGGAATAATGTTCGGGCTTTTCACGGCAACCCAATGGCGATATTCAGAGTCAAAGATAACGAGCAAGAAACCGCCAGATTATTACTTGACGAAAACGTCAAAAGCGTCAATTCAAGGTATCGAGACAATGAAACCATGTCAATCACTTATGACCCTGCCGCACCAATTCTGACAGCCATTGAAGCGATTAAAGCGGCTCAAAGTCTGCGTTATCAGTCCTGCGAACACTCCGACTATGAAGACTCCATTGCGTTTAAACTGATTGAGGCAATCATTACAGACGCAATCCCTCGCCTTGAGGGTTACGAGTCCGCACAATGGGCGATTGCTGACAAGGTGACAGCATGACGCAAACCCAAGCACTTACTCAAGCCCTAATCCTTGCCATTACTGCGCCCGATGACTTCAAAGCCCAAAAAGCAATTCAGTTATCGGAAGAACTAGCAAAGCGTTTAAACAGTGCGGAGGTTGACCAATGCAAAGCAAACGCCCTTCTGATATTGGAGATGGCATGAATAAATACCTTACAAACAGAGACTTCCGTGCTGGTTTTGATGCGGCGGCACTGTGCGAACCTTGCGACAAATCTAAATCAAAAGATTGGATTGACGGGTGGAATCATTACCAAGACAAAATTACCGCAAGCGAAACCGCTTGTTGGTTTTGAGGGTAAAAAATGATTTACGCCACAATTGCTCTAATTTTGAAAATTATTCTCAGAAAATGAAAGGCTTAAAAATGAAAACAGTATCAATCGGTTTTATGCGTGAAGATGGCGACCTTGCTTTGTTTGCCACACTGAACAACCTTGACGAATACATGAGTCAAAATGAATTCATTAAGTTAGTTGATAGCGTTGCTTCTGAGTTGTTTAGAGCAACAAAACGAAATGATGTGGTTGTACTTGAAAGAGAAGATGCGCCCGATTATGTAACCTTAGACTAAGTTAGTGAGCACTTTTCAATTCTAAGCCCTTCGGGGCTTTTTTCTTGTCTGCCTATACCTTACCATTCCCAAGGCAAAAAACCCGCCTAAAACCGCCTATAAATCGTCTGCATGAGGGTCGTCAACAAATAAACAGATGCCCACATGGTTTAGGTCAAAATCAGGGCGCAACCCTACATTCCAAAAATGTGCCGCCCATCGAATGCTAATTCGTGCACCTTCAGCAATTGAACCATTGCCAATGTGTTTCAGTGCTTCCTTTTCCTTGTCAGTGTAGAAAACGACTTGTCCCTTGGTGTTAGGGGGTTGACTTCTGTTTTTCAATGCCATGCAATGTGTGCCTCAAGTATTCAGCGATTAAGAGTGCCTCTGCTTTGTTTGTGTGTTTTTTGAGCGTTAATTTGGCTTCAGGCCATAGGTATCGAGCCATATCCAGCGATTCATTCTTATCTGCTGATAGGTGAAAATGCTTTTTCCACTTTTGGGGTGTGACCAAATGCACAGGGTATCGGGTCAAATCACAAACCGCACTAATCACCCCTACTGCACGACCAAATGTAAATGTACTGCTAACCCCTTGGCTTGGCATTGAATGGACTTGTTCCATGCAGATTTCAGCCCCTTCTTTTGGGTCAACAATGGATAGGATTCGACTTTTAAAGACCAAGGCCAATATGTGCTTGTCTTTATGCTCAATGTCAAATGATTCTAGGTAGTTTCCCTCATGGTCAACAGCACCTAATGCGCCTGAGACTGCTCCGGGGTCAACACCTATGTAAATCATTGATTTCCTTCATTATTTTGGTCAACTCTTGGCTGATTCCCCGAAATATCCCCAATGGGTGATTTTCCAATTCTTTCGCCCTGTGCCATGCCTGAGCTTTCCAGCCATTCGTTGATGCTAGTTTCACCAAATGGGCGAGTGTGGATTGGTATGTTTCTAACGCAATCCCCTGTCTCGTAAAGTGCCTCGGTGATTCTGACAACGGGGTGGAGTCTGTTTCCATCTCTTACCTCATCCAAAATGCGGTTTGCTTCATTTTTTGTCATGCCTGTCTTCCTAAAAGTGCTCTCATTCTCGCAAGAACTTCAGGGTTTGGTGGTGCGGTCTTTAACCTGTCTTCATCCAGTTTGACAAGGGCAGGGTCACGCTGTGAGCTTGAGGGTACAGTCTGGTGGACAATATCGGCCTTGTTGAACAAGGGTTTGGCAATGTTCTGGTTTCTCACCCAATTGCGCCATGTGGCTTGCCAATCGAGCTTCACACCAGCCGCACCTGCTTTTGCCACCCAATAGTCTTTGAACGAGTCAAACACTTTTTGAGGGTTTAAGTCAGGGCGTTCTGTTTGGCAGAATTCTGTCCAAGAATCAGGTAAATCAAAATCTGTTGAAAGGCGTGAGCCTTTTGTTCTTTGTTTTGTTGGCGGTTCATCAATACTATGGTTATTGGTTATTGGTTCTTGGTTATTGGTTGGTTGCACGACCGTTGAACATGAATCCAACGACCGTTCAACGACCGTTGAGTTTCTGTTGAGTGCTCTTTTTGCGGCTGATGCTTTGCCAGCTTTTGATGCTGTTTCAAGTTGTTGTTTATAAAAGGAAATTTCTTTATCGCATCTATTGTGATGCCATTCGTCATTTCGTAATGTGAAAAACATCCCCAAGATTCCGTTTAGAGCATCTTGTTGGTCACGAGCATTGACTTTTATTGATAACTCGAAAATTGAGTTCGGCAATGGATGTTCAGTATCGTAATAAAGCCAAAGAAGTTTGAGATAAATCCCCACTTCCTCATTTGTCAAGAAAGAAGTGTCTTTGATAAAGTCACCAATGTGATGTTGGTAATAGTGCATTTTCCCACGCCCTAAAATCCACCCTGAAAAGAAACTGCGGCAGGAGGGGTGGGTTCTCTTTTCAATGGGGTAGCTACTCCCCATTTAGCCGTGTTTCAAACAATCATACATCAATAGCAGTTTGTGTTGCAATTATTTCCATAACAGCAAGTGGTGCAAGTCACATATTTACCGTTTGCATAGTAGGTATGCGTTGAACAAGCCGCCCACAATGTGAAGCTGGAAAGTGCTAAATATGCGCCAATGATGACTTTTTTCATGGTTTCCCCTGTTGTTGACTCTTTTGAGTCTCAATTAAATTCTTGAGGTAATTTCGTAACCAGACAGAACCGCCTAACCTACGAAACTCTGACCATTGGTCAAAAGTTACTCTAGTTGCGATTTTGTGTGGACTGCCTGTGATTTCTGATTTGTTTCGTGCCATGTGCCTAAAGTATCAGTGAGGTTAGTGTTTGACAATAAGGGTATATCCTAGTGTACAACAGAATATATAGTGTCGTACATTATCCATTCAACAACTTGAGAGGCGTATATGAAATTTGATATTTTTCCTGATGAACTGCAAGATATTGACTATCGAGATGAAGACTATGAACTCAGGGTTAAATGGTCGTATGACCCTGACTACAGTCCCAAAGAGGGACTCTACGACAAATACTGTTTTGAGCTACAGAAAAGAACTAATGGCAGTTGGGTAGACATCACTGATGACCTGACTGACAGAGACTTTGCCAAAATACTCAAATTCATTCAGGAGAACGACCATGATGACATTCTCTGAAGTCTTTGGGCGTGTGGCACTCATTGTTGCCCTACTGGTTGGTGTAAACCATGTCTTAACACGACCTGTTACGCCACAGAGTATCCAAGTAGTTAGCAAGAAGAAAAGTCTTTTAAAGGCTTGTATCAGGCTTCACAAAAAGAAAGCAAAAAACTATGCCACCGTTTGCGAAAAGCGAGGAATCTATGTCTGATTGGAAGACACAGCAACAAGTCTATGACGAACTCAGGAATGACATTCTTGAACAGGTAGCACTTGATATTGAGAAGATGACGGGCTTTGGTAAAGACACCATTAGCAGTTTTGCAATTTACATTAGGAACATGAAATGCCTAGACCAAAATCAGAGTTAACCACATCACAAAAGCGGATTGGCGCAGTGGTAACGAAGTGGCAACACGAGGAATGGATAAGACTTGGGGCTTCAAAGTGGCTCAAACAATTGCTGACAGAGAGCTATAAAAAGAGGGTAAGCACCGCCAAAAAATAGCATTAGCAAATTCTGGAAAGAAAAAATCTGCTGAATCAATAGCAAAAATGTCGGCTAATGCTTGGGCAAAAACCGAAGAAGGTCGTAAAAGTTTATCGTTGTCAACGGCAAATTATTGGAAAAGAAAGAAAGGTTTGTTATGAATTCCGAAGAAATCATGGAAATGGCAATAGAAGCTGAATTTGTTTCACATGGAAAGCCAAGTGATGAAGAAAGTGAGTTGTTTGTTTGTCTTGATAAAGACATCTATAAATTTTCCAAACTGGTAGCCGCCAAAGCGTTTCAGAGTGGCTATGAAAAAGGCATAGCCGCCTTTAATGAAGCGGTTTGGATTGAGCGTGAAGCCTGTGCAAAGCTGTGTGATAAAGAGGTAGAAGATTGGAAATATGACGCTGATGTTGTCGATGTTGCAATAGCCATCAGAGCCAGAGGTGAAGCAACCCATTCACCACAGCGCACAGAGCAAGAGCCTTGGTGCATGAAGATGAATGGATGCAAAACAAAGTGCGAAGACTGTCCTGAAAAAGTACCACAGCGCACATGGGTAGGGCTGACGGAACAAGAACGCAATGACATTGAAGACTATTGCGAAATGATGATTGGTAAACCTGCGTTTGATGCCATTGAAGCCAAACTCAAGCAAAAGAACGGCTATGCCGAGGAGGAGAACATATGAACGCATTCGACTACAAAGGTCAACCTTCAATCTGGACAAGAGATGCTGAGTTGAAGATGATAAATAATGGCAAAATTCTTGGTTTGAAACGCAGAGAACAAATCAGAGAAAAAGAAATTCAAGGCCATCATCCACTACAAGCAAGAAAGAACAAAAAGTGAAGACAGTATTTGACTACAAGGGCCAACCTTCAGTCTGGTTGACAGACCAAAAGATGAAACGCTATATACAGGGCGATAATTCTGCAAAGAAACGACAGGAAAAGGGTGACATCAACGACAAGAATCAAGTGTTGATTTACTCAAAATCCTCATCTAACAAAAAATGATTCGGTAAATAACTGTATTAGGGAAACCCCCTATATCAATTATGATAGTGTCTGACAGAATACACGCATTGATAGGTTTTTTAACAGGAGTGAATGATGATTGATTTAGAGAGAGAAAAATGGATGGCACTGCAAGACATCAACTCAGAAGATGTTGCAGATGCGATATGTGATAGCCAAGCTATCGTAGAAGCAATACAGTCAAACGCATGGGCTGATGTTGCAGACATGGTTCGATCAAGAGTCGAACTCAAAGCAGAACGACTTGCACAAACAGCATTAGAAATACCGCTTACCCCTTGGGTTGACAGCGATGAAGAACTCCAGTTGTGGCGTTTTTACCGCATGGAATTACAGCGTGAGGCTATTGAACAGAACAAGCCTAAGTTGCCTAAAATCAACCCTTACCACAGCGAGGCCAGCAATGAAAACTAAGCTGAATCTTGAAAGAATCATTGAGGAGCATTCCAATGAGTATTACTGTTCGTTCTGCATTAAACCTCGTAACCCAACAGATAAATGTTGCGATGACTCGTTTTTTATCTTATTTTCAGATTTGGACTCCCACACTCAGTTTGAGCGAGCGCACGAAATTGCGACAAAAGGCGGCTAGAAAATTGAAAGAGAAGCCTAAGACGCAAAGGGTGGTTATGCCATCCAAACTAATCACCGACCCAACATTCGGGTATGTGAACTCAGCCCTGACCGATGTGTCAGCAACATGGAAGAAGCATTCAACAGGAGTGAAAAATGCTGGATTATTCAACAATCCTAATGCGGATAGAGAGAACGACAAAGAGTCTGGAGGAGAAGTGCCTACACAAAAGATTCGTAGGATTCAATAAAGATATTGCCCTAATGCACAGTGATCTAACGCTGTTGGCAATGTGGGCAGTAAACAAAGAAGCAATAGATATTTTTAACGATGCAATAGGAGTCAAGGAATGAATCAAGAACAGGTGTTAAGTCTTCTCGGTAAGAATGTCAACGAGCATACTGAGAAGAAAGGAAATTTGACATATCTTTCATGGGCGTGGGCATGGGCAGAAGCACTCAAAGCAGACCCCGATGCAAGTTACAAGATCGAGATGTTTGGTGACAAGTGTTTCATGGACATAAACGGCACTGCAATGGTGTTCGTAACAGTCAGTATGTTTGGCAAAGCAATGACTTGCCAATTACCAGTGATGGACTACAAAAACAAAGCAATTCCTAATCCTGATGCGTTTGCAGTCAACACCGCCATCATGCGTTGCATGACTAAGGCTTTGTCTCTGCATGGTTTGGGTTTGTATATCTATGCTGGAGAAGACTTGCCTGAAGGTGAGGGTTCAGACATAGATGTAAGCATGATGATTGACCATTTAGCGGCTATTGAATCAGCATCCACAATGGATGAGCTAAAGACTGTTTACACCAATGCTTATAACGCTTGCGGCACTGATAAGACTTGGCAGAAGAAAATGATTGATGCAAAAGAAAAGCGTAAAGGAGCATTGAAATGAGTGATATTGAACAAGGAAGCGAAGCATGGTTTCAGCAAAGATGTGGAAAGGCAACTGCTTCTCGTATCTCTGACATTGTTGCCAAGACAAAGACAGGCTACAGCACCAGTAGAGCAAACTACATGGCACAGTTGGTAGTCGAACGCATGACTAACCAAGTAGGTGAGTCATACTCAAATTCCGCAATGGAATGGGGTGTTGAGAACGAACCCTTTGCCAGAGCCGCATACGAGGTTAAGACAGGCAATACAGTCGATCAGGTAGGTGCTATTGACCATCCAAGGATTGCTATGTCTGCCGCCTCTCCTGATGGCCTGATTGGGGACGATGGATGCTTAGAGATTAAGTGTCCCAACACCTCAACCCACATTGATACCATTTTGGGAGATGAACCTGCAAAGAAGTATTACGACCAGATGCAGTGGCAAATGGCGTGTGCAAACAGAAGTTGGTGTGACTTTGTGAGTTTCGACCCACGAATGCCAGCGCACCTTCAATTGTTTGTCAAAAGAATCGAGCGCAATGATGAATACATTGAACAACTCGAAAAAGAGGTAGTCCAGTTCTTAATGGAAGTGGAATACAAAATGAAAAAACTCAATGAAATTAAGGTGTAAATATGGAAATTAGCAAAGAGTTATTAAATGAAATATTTCACTATGAAGATGGCAATCTCATTTGGAAAAAGAAAATTGCAAAAAACATAATTCTTAACAAAGTTGCTGGAAGAACAATTCATCATGGATACAAGATGATAGGTTTATATGATCGAGAATATATGTCTCATAGGCTTATCTTTATGTTTCATCATGGATATTTTCCAAAAGAAGTTGACCACATTGATGGAAACAAATCAAATAACAAGATAGAGAATCTAAGACCAGCCACACATTCTGAAAATTTAAAAAATCAAAAGATTAGAACAACCAATGTTAGTGGTCACAAAAATGTGGGATGGGCAAATCGTGAACAAAAATGGAGGGTTAGATTAACAGTTAACTTTAAAGATAAACACATTGGTTATTTTTCAGATCGTGAATTGGCTGATTTAGTTGCAATTGAAGCGGCAAATTTGCATCACGGTAAATTTTCAGCATATAAAGGAGTGTTAAATGGATAATTTTAGGGACAACTCAGGTGTACTTTTCAAGAACGACAAAAAAGAAACAGGAAACCATCCCGACTATAAAGGGAACATTATGGTCAATGGGCAAGCCTATTGGCTTTCAGCATGGATTAAAGAGGGCAAGAGCGGCAAGTTCATGGGATTAGCAGTCAGCCCTAAAGAAGAACAAGCAAGCCAGCCTCAAAGCAAGCCTAAAGCTAAGATTGAGGATATGGATTCGGATATACCTTTTTGATGTGACTCAATGGGGAAAGCGTAAGTGAGTACCCACTAACTTAACAGGAGTGAATGATGAGTAAATTAGACAATATACATTTTGGCGGTGAAGTGAAAAGATTTTTTGACTTACCTATCTTTAATCGGGTAAGAACATCTGACCCAATAACCAGTTATGAAGCCGCTGATTCTGCAAAGGACTTGGCTTCTAAACATTTTTCCATGATTGTGGACGCTTTAAAGGTTCATGGCTCGCTTGGTAAAGATGGAATTGCCCAACATAGTGGGTTAGAGTCTAATCAGGTTGCAAGGCGTTTAAACGAGTTGTCCAACATGAACTTGATTGAGTTGACAGGACGCACAGTTAAATCAAAATCAGGACGCAACGAGCGTGAATGGAGAGTTACACATGATTGAAAATGTACTTGGCCTAATCACAGTTTTGGCAATTGGTGGAGGAGCACTCATACTCGGCATATGGGTTTTCCTCCACTTCTTTGACGATTAAGCAACTAAGCCATTGAGGTAGGTGGTCTTACCAGCTATCTTGGTGGCAGTCAGTTCTTGTTTCTTAAGGTTGTTTGGGTCATAAGACACATGAACCCAACCAGAATCAGGAACACCTTGGGTGTAGAACTCTAAGATCAATTGTGTGTAGTCCAAGTTGTCCATAATCCATTGAGCCAAATCAGCATTGGCAACACCAACAATCTCAATGTCTGCCGCCTGACCCTTGCAATGGTCACTGGTCTTAGAACCTCCTACAGCGGCATTGGACTCAGGGCTACGATAGCCAGAGTTCACAGTTACCGACTTACCAAAGTGGTCACGCACAGGTTGAAGCACCATCTCGCAAAGAGTTTTTAAATTCTCAAGTGCCTGTTCATCAGGTGTATTGTCTAGACCCAAACGAGTAGCAGTGTCTGACTTGGTGAGTTCTTTGAGGGTGAAGTTGGCTGACAGGTTCATTTTTTCTCCTTTAAGGTTTCGTAGATGGATTCGTAGGCTTGCTGACAGGCTGTGAGTTGTCTGATTGCTTCATCTCCTGAGTCTGTGATGGAGACAAGAGTTCTAGCAGTCTCTGCGTCAAGTTCGGCTCTCTCTTGACCGCTATCTCCGCTGGCAGGGGCGGTATCTGTGGTGGTTTGTACGGGGCAGTAGGTTGCTTTGACAGGAATCCGCAACCGCAAAGCACCAGAGTCAATATCACTATTGCGCTTTTGTTGAACAAGTTTTGCATCTTGATTTGCTTTCTGAAGTTTAGTGGCTTGGGTTTGAATTGCTGAAACTAGGATTTGTTCTTTCTGCCTAGCCTCTGCATTGAGTTTGGCAATCTCAAGTTGCTGACGAGTTACCTCATCCTCTGAGCCTTTCCAGTACCCACTGCCAAAAGCACTCAGCACCGCCAAGACGATGCCAAGAATCACATAAGGATTGAACAGGCTCATGGCTTTGGTGGCTCATCAGAGTCAGCATCAGCATCTGCCTTAGCAAAAGCCTTGGCACTGGCAGACACAGCAGAACGACCAGCCACACCACCCAAAACACCAGTGATGAACACCATAATAGTGTTGATCTGTTGGGTGTAGACCTTATCAATTGCCGCCATGCCATTCATCGGCTGAGTGACAAATGAAACTGAGTACAGGAACATCGCCACTGAACCAAAAAGAATCATTGTCAAACAGAAGATGACAAGTGCCCAAATTCTAACTTCAATTTCTTCAGCAGTCATGCGTGTGTTTTGTTTGTATCCTACTGTTGGCATTACTTTTTCTCCTGTTCAGGTTTAACGAGTTGCTCTGGACAAGTACCTGTTGCAACACAAATAGGGGGCTTACATTCAGTATTTTCCCAATTTTTAGGGTCTTGGCAAGGGTAACGAAATCTGTCATCGCAACCCATTAGTAAGACCAATAGGATTGACAAACCCCAAATGCAATAGATATTCATTTCTCTTTCTCCCTGTCTTTCTGTTCAACTTGTCTTCTTAACTTCTCAACCTTTTCAATCTGAGACTTTGCTTCATTTTTAGTCTCTAAGATGTCAATATAAAGAAACCCCATCAATGGCAACAGCAAAGCAATCAAGACACAAGCGGCAATCCATCCCATTATGTCTTCCTCCACTGACTTACGAACAGTAACCACATCCACAGGTACAGGAGGAATATAAAAGTCACTGCTAGATACCCTAGCTTTAACTGGAAGTTTCTTTGTTCTTCCTTGCGTAGCCATAGTTCTCGCCTCTTTTTAGCCTCTTGACTCAACCTTGCTTGAGTTTGCTCCTCCTCAATCTTGTCCTTCATGCTGAAGACCTCTGAGTACAGTGCGCCCATCTCAGGAGGGCTTTGATACACCATACACTCACGAATCTGCACAACTAACGCATCCATCTCTTGCTGTGCCATCACCCTCTTTAAAGCCGCTTCCATGTGGTTTTGTTCAGGGTCATAGACTGTCAGACTCTTTTCTTCTTCTTCCCTTATGTGCGCCGCAAGTTGTTCTTGAAGTCTAAAAAACTCAGTCAGGTTCTTAACGATGTCAACTTTGACTTGAGTTTCGTCAACAGATTTGTAAACAGACTTTTTAGATTTCGCCACAGGCTTTGCAACTTGAGGCTTTGGGCTACCAGCAAAGAATTTGCGTAGCTTGCTCCAGAAGCCACCAAGTTCCTTGCCGATAGCCACAACTTCATCAGCAGTGGCTTTAATTTCAACAAAAGATTCTTTTGCTTGCTTATAAAGTTCACAGCCAGCTTGAATCTGTTTGACAAGTCCTGCCGCAAGGAGGCAAATGCTGATTGGGTCAATTTTGTATCCTTACTTTTTTAAAGGAACATTTGATACATCAAACTCATCTTTATCAGATGGCGCACCAAAAGGATACTGTTGTTTTTCTTCAGCAGTAATGATGTTTGTCAGTGGCTCAACAACAAGTTTGGTAAATGCTGTTGGGGAAGTTAATTTTTCTCTTGCTGTTGACAAATACTTGATTGCTTTTGCGCCTTTAGGGTCAAGCAATGCTTTTGCCAATGTTCTTTGAGTTAAAACAAGTGAACCACCAACAACAGCGGCTGAACCTAAATTTTCGGTAACTTTTTGTTGTTGCTCTGGACTTAGCAAAAAGAAATATCCAGTACCAATAGCGGCTGTTGGAGCAAGTACATTCAATCCAGAAGTAACTGTTCTGTAATTCAGTCCGGGCATTGCTTTTGCCTCAACCAAACCCAACTTAGCACCTTCATTCATTTGCTTGATGGCGGCATCTTGTGGTGTATTGCCAAACAATCTGTTATATGTGTTTGCAAAAGCCTTGTCTTGTTCTAAGTTTTTTGCAAATTGCAACATATTTTCAGGTGTGCTTACCATTGCTTCAAGATAGCCATATCGCAAAGCATCAATAATTTCATTTGCTGGTTTTTTTGACAACTTAGATGCCGCAGTCACAGACTTAAACAAGTCAAGAGTTGGTGTTTCTTTTCCAGCCGCAAACAAATGTCCACCAACTTCTTCTGCATTTTTTGTTAGTGCTTCTTGTATTGCATCAGTTTGAAGACCTTGAATTCCCTCTCTGTATGTTTTGGTGACATTTCTATATTTTTTAAGAGTATCACCTTTTAAAGTTGTGTTAGCAGAATAATCCATAGCCTTATCAAACTGAGAAATCAATTCACTTATTGTTTGTGAGGCACGGCTATCTTTCTCGCTAGAAACACGAGAGTTGTATTTATCTCTATTTTCTGCAAGCCAACGACTTCTTATTTGATGAAGCGTAGGAACATCAAGTTCATTTGGTAAAACCTTCATTTCATTGAGAATAGATTTTTGACTATTTGTCAAAGCAGAAGGATTTGTTAACAATTTATCAGCAAATGATTTAATGCCAAAGGTTGTGACCTTAGATGTTGTGTCAGCAAAAATATCTTTATAAATTAAATCAACTGAATCACTTAATGATTTTTCACCTTGCTTTATAAAATTTTGTAAGATTTGACCAGATGAATATTGAGAAGATGTGTTTGTCCTCAAAGCCATGTCAAGCTC